TGGCTCCGAGGCGCAGCGCCTGATACTGCTTTTCGTACGACTGGCCCATGTCTGGGCTATCCGATCCGGCTGAGAAATTGCGCTGGTACGCCGACACAAAAATCATGCTCGCCATCACCAACAGGTCAGGGTAGTACGCGCTAATGTAGGTGTAAGCCGTATCTGCCGGCCCATTAGAAGCGTTCGTAAACAGGCTTGGCGCACACTGCGTTCCAGTCACGCGCAGCGAGTACCCGTAGTTCGGCGGCGGACCAAGAAGGATGTTGGTGAACGAATCTTCTTCGCTCCCAAAGTTGTCGCCGTACATCGCGGCGTATCGCGGCGTGCCAGCCTGAGCCATGCCCCCGTAGCAATTCTGAATGAATTCCTTAGATACAGGCACAAGTGGGGAGCTATTGACGACCGTGCCACTTGAGAGTTGCACGATCTCCAGTGTTTGCACCGTCAGAAAATCTCCTACCGGAAGCGGGAACACCGCCTGCCCAGCCGTGAGCGTGTACGTGTTCGATGTCTGCGAAGACAGCATGTCGAGGTCGCGCTGAATGCGGCCCTCGGCGTACGACAGTATCTGAGGCAGGATCTGCTGCAGCGGCGCATCGACGAACCCATAGACCCCGGACGTCTCCTGCGTCTGCGCGACAGCCATCGATCCAATCGTCTGGACCCACGCGTTGAATGAAAGGGGATTGAGGGATGGCATACTATTGAAAGAAACACGTCAGCATGTAACTGCCATCTGTGTTTACAAACGACGTGGAGTAAAGCTGCACACGCACAGTGATGAGTCCAGATCCAACTCCAGTAGTAGTGAGTTCAGGAATCAGAAGCGTTCCGCTTAAACCAAAATTTGTGACTTGGCAAATTGGCGTATACGAATTGTTCAAAACACCATTGAACTGTACGGTGTATATGCCAACGCCATTGTAGGTGCAACCAACAACGTTTGCTGTGTGAGTTGAGGTAGAAGCAAAGCAGGTTGACGGACTTCCGGTAACAAAGGCATATGCGATCTGGGTCGGACCGGAGCCGCTAGGAACTGAGACAATAGGATTACCGGCAGTGGCGATGGTCGTCGTGCAATTAGCATTTCCGTTCGCCGTTACTCCGGTTGCAAGCGTGCCTGAGCACTGCGTTGGTGTCGTCGCCAACGCTGTTGCGGTAGCGATATTTCCGGTAACCGTGGCATCAGCTACGCCGTTTTGATATATCGATTGTGCGTTGATTGAGCCAAGACCTTTGTCTGCTCCGCTAGGGGAGCCAAACACGGCTCCGCCATCGCCGTACACTGCGGCATATTCTACGCTTTGGTTATAGTTACTTATGTTTAACGCTAAATCTCCAGATGTTGTTCCGGCCGCAATATAGGCTCCGAACGAAGCTCCGCTTGTGGAGTTCCCCTGTAGAAATAATCCGTAGTTGTTGGATCCATTGATGGTTATTCCGGGGTTCGCTGTCGCGGCATTGACTGTGATAGGAAAGCCGGCACTTGGAGAGAACGTCCAATGCCCGGTCATAGTCGGAGAAATAGATTGCGATAGTACTGGCGCTGCGTCTGAACGCATGAATGTCGTTGCTGCCCCGTTGACAGCGCTCAGCCCTATGGTGCCAGTAGGATTTGCGCCTACCGGATACGCCGGCAGCGTCGCGCAATTCGCGTTCCCATTCGCAGCTATCCCGGTGGCGAACTGGCCTGAACACTGCGTCGGAACGGCGCCCAATGCGGTGGCTGTGGCGGCTACGGTAGCTGTGGCTGCATTTCCAGGCCAGCTTCCTGTTGCCACAAGGCTGATCGGCAACTGCCCGGTCAGGAATCCGGTGGCGGCGAGATTGATCGACTGCGACGTTGCCGTTCCATACAACGCGCCACCAGGGGCGAAGTAGTTGTATACCTGTGCGCACGCCGCCTGCGCCAGCATCAGAAACAGGAAAAGTATTTTCTTCATACCGGAATCCATTTGCCGATGGTTGTCGAATATTTGAACGATTGAGAATTGTTCTGGGTCAAAATCATGTCAGCTGGCAGTCGAAATTGATTGGCCGCTAGCGAACCGGCGTTCAGCGCGTTCAAAGTCATCGCGAAGGCGCTGAGATTTGTGATCGTGACAATCTGGCCGTTGAATCCGGCTAGCAACCCGGTGATGTTGCAGATCGCCCCAGGCGTCAATTCAAGAAACCCGGTCGCGATTCCATACCCGACCGGGTTGTAATTGTTGTTGGCGCCGGAGGCTGGAACAGCAGTAGCCACTCCAACCGGACCTGTTGGGACAGCCAGACCGGCCAATACCACGATTTGCGCGACTGTAGCCCGTATCGAGGCATAACCTGGTTGTCCGTTGGGCAGCAGCGTCGGCTGCGCCAGTTCGATCTGCTCCGCTCCGGTAAGGCCGCCGACCGCCTGTGGCAACTGCAGAATTGTGGCTGTGCTCATGCTGCTGGCACCGTTGGTGTTCCGTACGGCAGACCCACGAGCGCTGTCACAATGCGGGTCTTGTACGTCAACAGCGACGCTGCGGCGATATTGCCTGGAGTCGTGTAGGTAAACGCCGTGGCGCTCACGACCGTCACGCTATAGAACCCATTTGCCGCGGTGAGGCCGGACACAGCGATCTGCGAGTTCGTTTGCATCCCATGGGCCTGGGAGCACGTCACAGCGATTGTGGCCGTTCCATTAGAGACTGCCGATAGGATGGCTAGGGGGGTTCCGAACGCCTTCTGTACGCCTCCGTTGTACGGCATGACGGCATTCTGATCGAGGCCGTCTGGGGCTCCGATCGGCTGCATGGAACGGTTCCGGCAGTCCTGAGTGACGCGCAGCGTCGTAGACGGCACCGGCAGCCCGGTGATCGCGTCGATGGTGCCTGGAACAGTTGAACGGTAGTCCGTCTCGGCGTCCGCGAAATTCTCTACCCGAGGCTGCCACACCGGGACCGGGTCAGCAGGCAACTGGATCGCTCGCAGCTGCTCCTGCGGAACGTCCAGGCAGCGGCGGCAAACCCGAATCCATATATTCTGGATCGTCGTGCCGCGCCATTCGTGCTGCCAGTTGAGATTGACGAGGTTATTCCAGAATCCGCACCGATCACACACCCCAAAAGCCTGTGGGTTCTTGGCAGATACTCGAGCCCGGCCGGAGCGTGATGCGTAGGCCATTATCTGAAATATCCACTCATCATCGGCGTGATGTAGGTGCTCGAGGTTTCCACGTTCTGTCGCGTGGCTACTCCCCACGACTCGTCCGCCATGATTTTCAGCCCCGGCGCGCGCTCTGGAGCCCAGATCGCGGCCAAGCGCGTCGCGAGTCCGAACACGTATGGTTCGAGGAAATAGACTGGCACCTCGACGTTCTGGCCGCCCTGCAGGTTGGAGTCCTGCGTCTGGCGCAGCCGGTAATACTTGAAGGATGCCTGCTGGCCATTTGGCGCCGGCCACAGGGTGACTGTCGGAGACAGTAGCCGATCGAACCAGAAGACGGTGGGCGCTCCCTGCTGCTGCTTGTTCGGGTAATTCGCATACTCAGTCCGGCTTATCGGAGTCATGATCCGATCGATCTCCGAACTCCCGGTATTGATCGTGTAATAGCCGTCGAGCATGACGATGGTGTTGTACGGCACCGGGTAAGTCGTGCATCCCTGAACGAGTGAGATGCACTGCAGGTCTACCTGCCACAGGTTGACGCCGTCCGCGCTCCAGCGCGCCATGAGCATGTTGGTGGCAATGCGCGCATCTTCGAAGTGCTGCTGCGTCAGCGCTGTTCTGCGAACGCCGCAAAGACCATAGGCGTAGAGCACTGCTTCGCCCATCGATGGAGCGAACGAATAAGAACCTGAAGTGTTCAGCGGGCTTTGAAACGACGAGCTCACCCGATTCTCCAGATCGTGCCATCGAAATAGACCGGTACAGCATTTGCTCCACCACCTGCCGCCGGGGCGCCGAATGTGGTTGAAGTCGCGTCAGTCACAAACGAGCGCGTTCCTTGAGGAGACGATACAAGGGCGGCCACGACAGTAGGGGCTGTATATGCCATTGACCCAGCCACACCCTGCGGCCCTTGAGGCCCTGGCGTCGCAATCTCGACAATGGTAGCCGTGATGTCGCCAACGGATACCTGTGAGCCTGAGCAACTCATGGCGCGTTAGTACGGCGCCGCGCCGGTCTGCATGAACGTCGCCGTGACGCTTCCAGCTCCGCTGTTCAGTAGTACGCGGGCGAAGATCGGCACCAGAGGGTACTGGGTGCTGTAGATCGCGGTCGTCGCCCCGACCATGGTCGCATCCAAGCTGTTCAGCCATGTCATATTGGCCGGCAGCACAGGGTTCGTCGGACTGTTTGGGTCGTCCATCGATTGCTGGATGGTGTAGTTCACCGTGCCAGTGACGTCGGTCGCGACCGTGGCGGTGCCTGCGGCATATTCGTCGAAGCGCACCCATGGGGATGAGGCGATGCCGTTCGTGCCAGCCGTGACCGCCGCAGTGGCTCCGCCGTTGATCACGATTGACGTCACCGTCTTGAAGTCCTGAGCGGTGAACGCAGATCCGGTTATCGGCCCGACGACCTCAGTCAGCAGCGTACCGGTCGGAGAAGTTCCTGTGACCGTGAATGTATGCGTCGTGTCCGCAGTGGTGATGAGGACGCGGCGCGCCGTATCAAGGATCGCGATCCCATTGACTACGGTGGCTCCGTTCAGCGTGAGCGGCCCGGCAGCTCCAGGGGTCTGGGACAGCGCGATATTGTTCGCGGACGCCGCAGCGAGGGGACCGACGGTTGCTGTGATAGGGCGCATGTCTTTACTCCAAAAATGAAAACGGGGCTCTAGGCCCCGTAATCATATAGCCATGGGCCACGGCCGCCCTACTATCCGGTTCAATCCTCGCCGCTGGCGACGTCCTGCTCGTCCTTCATCAGCTTGCGTCCAGGAGCATCGGTGCCCTTGCGCGCGCTCGTGAATGGCTTCGAATCGGAGCCCGAGCCGGCTTGGCCGCCGCCCTTCTTGCCAGGACGAGTCCCCTGATTCTCAGGACCAAATCCAGCGGCGCCACCGCTCTTGCGGGGTTTCCGACCGGAGTGGAACGGCACCTTCTCGCCTTCTACCTTGCCGCCGCCCTTGCGCTTCGCGCGACCGCCGCGCTTGCGCTCTTCGGCCTCGTTCGCGACGCCTTCCTGTTTCTCTCCGGTGTTGGAGCGATTCTGAGGCTTGTCATTCAGATCCTCTTCTGGCTCGTTCGCGCCACCGGTTTCTCTGTGCTTACGACCCTTCATTGCATGGCTCCTTACGAGGCGTTATTGATGCCCTGAACGTAGAACACGGTCAGTGTACCAACAAACGCGCCGGTAGCATTGAACGTCAGCAGAATCTGTACGTCGGTGTTGCCGACGTTGTCCCAGTTCCCGATCTGGCCTGCAGTCGTTGGAAGCAGCGTCGAGTTCAACTGTCCGAGTGCCGCCAGAGATCCGGCGCCTGCGTTCGTGAAGAACGTCGCGCTTCCGCCGACGATACCGATTCCGACTGTTCCGGCCGCCTGGACGGTCGTCACCATCAGGTAGATGTCGGTGATCTGGCTCTGGGCCGGGATCACGATGTTGGTCGCGAACGTAGTCGCTACGCTGTTGACGCCGGCCTGCGTCTGCACCATCTGGCAATAGCCCACGTTGGCCTGTCCGTTGGAAGTGCTTCCAAGGCCAGCAAGCGTTGTGGACCCGTCAGAATGGACGATGTTCCCGGCCAGAATCGGACCCGTGAACAGCGTGCCCGGAAAAATCGGGCTCCCGTTCGGGTTCGGGTATTGGCCGCCGTTGATGTCGGACATGGGTCAGTCCTCGATTACGACGTTGGGAAGGCGCCCCAGATGGCGCGCCAGTTGTAGTAGTTGAAGCTGTAGCGCTGGTACCCCTTGACGAGCAGGTTGTCGGTCACGAAATCGACCTGCATGTCCGTCTCGAACGAAATGCGGTCCATGAACGCCAGACCAGAGATGTTGGTCAGAAGGAACCACGCGAACGACGAGGTCAGGAAGTCCATGACCATGTAGCCCTCTGGGATGCCGCCGGCCGTCGACAGGATCGCGTTCAAGTCGTTGTCGGCGGTTCCTGGCCGCAGTTCCGTCTTGGTCAGACGGATCGCGACCGGCTCGAGCTGCGGCGGCACGATCAGTTTCCGGCCACGCGCGAACGTCTTCAGGTTTGCCTGGTCGCGGAAGTTCGTGCGGATCGCGATCATCGCGTTCAGCAGTGTCGCTTCGTTCAGGTCGACCTGCGTGGTCGGCGTGTTCGCGATCGTGCCACCATCTATCGGGTGGGTCGTGGCGCACATCGCGACACCGTCGCCACCGACGTTTGGATTGTACGTGGTCGCCGTGTTGAGCACGTTCGCCGCGTAGATTTCCATCGTCTGGTGGAATGACTCCATCAGACCGAGGTTCGACGGGTGGAACTGGGTCTTGTACAGATTGTCATCGATGGACTTGCGGGTGATCGCGTAACCCAGGGCGATTTCGACATGCTCTTGGTTGTAGACGTAGCGTTCACCAGCGTTGTTGTCGAACTGCGTCTGGCCGCCTTCGGTCTTGAGCTGCGCGAGCCCGAGGTAACGCATCTCGGCCGTGCGCTCAAGAGCGAGCTTCGAGTTGAATCTCGTGAATACCTTGTCGTATTGCGACGGAATCTGCTCGTACTTTCCGGTGATCCCGCGCAGACCTGGCAGGAGCAGGTCTTTGATTTGGGAAAGATTGATGGCCATTTAAGTTTGCTCCTGCCCTTACGTGTTGATCGCCGTCGTGACCTTGGTCTCGACGTTGTTGAACGCCACGACCGCGTAGTCGTACGCGCCTGCCGCAGTTCCAGGGGCGCCCGGAGGGTCAGTGACCAAGCCGACGAGGCGCCATGGAAAGGCCGCCGTTACCGCTCCGGTGTGAAGCAGAAATGCTCCAGAGAGGCCATTGGATGCGTTCCCCACTCCGATGTTGAAGTCGAAGTTCGCCCCGACATCAGCCTGGGCCACGCCGGTGGCATCGCCCTGCACGAGGAACTGCGCGGCCGGATCGTTGACCACGTACGCCTCGATCGTGGACTGGTTTCCGACCGTGACCGGCGAGCCGCCTGGCCAGAAGTTTGACCACACGGTGCGTCCGACCGCGGTCGACAGGTACTTGCAGCCAGCGAACACGCCGGCCATCGTGACCGTCGCGCCGCCAGCGGATCCGGCTGCCTGCTTGATGGTGCCGTCGCCAGTTCCAACACGAACAACCGGATCTCCGAAGTAGATCGCGGTGGCGTTGTAGTCGATGCCGCCGTTGCGGAAGCTCGTCAGTTCGTAGGTCGGCGAAGAGCCGGTTCCCTGGCGCTGAGCGAATCCGAAGGGAGCGTTGGAATTGGCCATACGAAGACACTCCTGCTGGAGGTCATCGCATGGCTGCCGGAGCTATCGAAGACCGAAAACTTTTTAATCAAGGGCCGCGCCGAGCGGTCCATGGGCAATTTATCCCACACAATTTCCGCGATGTCAAATATCGGTCGAAAAAAAACCCGGCACTAGGCCGGGTTTGAGAAGCCGCGCAAGCCTGGGGGATTGCGCTGGCGGGGGAGCTACTTCGATGGTGCAGGAGCGTGCTTCACTGGCTCGGTTTCGCCAGTCGCCACCGCCTTCTGATACGG